GGTAGGGTCACTATAAGTGATACACGTACAGTATACACTTATAATCACTTATACTAATCTCTTAAATATTATGTAACTATAATTATATGTAAGTATACACGTACAGTGATACACTTAAATGGTAACTTGCCGTAGGCGAGTCCTTTTATATTTGTACAAATTAAGTATTGACAATGGCAAAGAAATCAGTAAAACTATATACAGATAATGTTCTTGAAGAATTTTACCGACACGTATTAGATGGTAATCTTGAAGATTTACATATTCCCCATAGCGATGTATTCTATGTAAAGACTGCAGTGGAAGCCCACTATGGTCGTAAATTTACATTAGAGCACGTAGAGTGGGCTATGAGAGCAGAAGGATGGACTGACGTAAAATGAGTATTCCTGAAAGAGTTAAAACTAAAATGAAAGAAGAAGGACTCAAGGGCGTTAACAAACCTAAGAGAACTCCTAGTCATCCTAAGAAGTCACACTGCGTAATGGCTAAAGAAGGTGACACGTATAAATTTATTAGATTCGGACAGCAGGGTGTAAGCGGTGCTGGTAAGAGTCCTACAACTGCAAAAGACAAAGCTCGTAAAAAGAGCTATTACGCTAGACACAATGCTCAAGACTCTAAGCCCAGTAAGCTAAGTGCGAGATATTGGTCACACAAAGTTAAATGGTAATATAGGAGATATACCGATGGGAATATTGAGTGCAGCAGCTAAGGCCGCTAGAGCAGCTAAGAAAGCAGCAAACAAAGCTAAGAAGAAAGATCCAAAACCTAAGTTTAAGGCAGATCGTAAACTAGACAAAGATGTAGAGAAACGTTTAGCCAAGCAAGATAAAATTATTAAAGACGCAGATAAAGCTAAAGATAAAGGTGACAAACCTAAAGCTGCTGCTAAAACACGAAAGGGTAGAGCTTTTGAGCAGACGCAAGCTGAAAAAGCTAAAGATAAAGCGCCCAAAGATAAAAAAGATACTCGTGTAGGACGTGCTGGTGCTGCTGTAACTGCAGCAGAACGTAAGGCTATTGCAGATGCCCCATCTCCACAGGCATTAACAACTCTTAAATCTAAATTAAATAATAAGATAGAAGGTTTAAAAAATGCTACTGCTGAAGAAAAGAAAGCACGTAAAGATAAAATAGCTAGTATGATTTCTGGTCGTAAAGATGCTATACGTAAAAAGGCAGCAGATGCAGCTAAACCTAAAAAGCCAGACACACGTCCTGCAGATAAGAAGCCACAGAGTGCAAAAGAAAGACAGGATGCTGCAGTAGGTAGATCACTTACCCCACGTAGAGCACCTGCAAATGATAAAAAACCTTCTATGGCTATGATGACTTCATATACGAGTATGGAACGTGGTGCAGCAATTGCAAAAGCTGGTCGTGATTTACGTGCTAATAGAATAACTCAGGCACAACACGATAGTATTGTAAAGGCTATTGATGCAAAAAATGAAAGAGAAGTAGCACGTTCTGCAGCAAAACGTTCTGGTGGTCGTAAGCCTGTTTCACTACCCACCGCACCAAAAGGTGCCGAACCTGAACGTGGTGCAGCTAAAGGCTTGTTTAACCGTGGTGGCCTCGCTAAACCTTCTGCAAGTCAGTCTGGCCTGAAGAAACTGCCTACTGCTGTACGTAATAAAATGGGCTACATGAAGAGTGGTGGCAAAGTTACTAAGGGTCACGTAGACATGCGTAAGGGTGGTCTGTTCCGCTAGTGAGCATAGAAAGTGATATACGGGATTGGTCACGTAAAGTATTAGAAGTACCTAATGATGCTTTAGGTGGCCTACCCGCATGTCCTTATGCACAGCAAGCATGGAAGCAAAACAAAGTACGTGTAGTAGAAACTAAGCACCTTGGCATTGAGGCTATTACACAAGCTAATATGTTTGATAATACGTATGACTTAGTTGTAGTTGCATCATATTACTTTCCGTCACCGCTGCAGCTTAAAGAGTTTACTACAATTTTAAACGATACGTACACACCTAGAGATTTGCACATAATGGAGTTTCATCCTGACTACGGTGCAGAAGATGCGGACTTAGACTTTTTATATGAGCATGAGTGGGAGTCTGATATAGAAGATGAATACGCTATGTTGTTTATTCAATCTTTAAGTAAAGTAGATGACGCAAGTTTACGGTTAGAAAAATTAGGATACTATAATGTGTATCCTCAAGACGAGTATGAAGCACTCGTATTAGATAGAAGGCAACGGAGACATAAACAATGGCAATGAAACCTAGAGCAATGAAAAAGAAAACACCTATGCGTGGCGGTGGTATGGCTAAAAAAACCATGATGCGTGGTGGCGGTATGGCAGCTAAGAAAAAAATGATGCGTGGTGGAATGGCTAAGAAGAAAAAGTAATGACACTTATCTCTCACTTTCCTTTACCTAGTTTTCCTTTTCAGACACATGATAACATTGTGTTTGAGAAGGCAGACAAGGATAGGTCCAGTAGAAATAATGAAGAATACAAACCAGAACAACCTAATCGCATTACTCCTGATACACCAGTAGAAGATCTAAAGCTAGTGAATCAGATGTATGCGTACAATCCTAATCCAAATAAACTACGTACTCCTGATGGACAGATCGTAGACTTTATTATTGCATAATGCATTTAATGCATAACGGGATTGCAATCTTAACTATTATATGTTATAACTAAGTATGGTATAACTATCTCTGTAAGGGTAAGTAACTCTTACCTACATATATAGGAGATAGAATATGTTAAAACGTATGTTTAAAAAGTTACAACAGAATCAGCAACGCAGAGCCGACTATTGGATTCTTATGAATCTAAGTGATAAGGAACTGCATGACATGGGGATCAGTAGAGGTGAAGTCAGGCAAAAAGTCTACGGTTAATGCGGCAGGAAATTATACTAAGCCTACTATGCGTAAACGTCTTGTCGCATCCGTTAAAGCTGGGAGCAAGGGTGGAAAACCCGGACAGTGGAGCGCACGTAAGGCACAAATGGTCGCAAAGCAATATAAAGCAAAAGGTGGGGGCTACAAGTAGTGGCCCTCTCTAAGTCTCAAAAGTCTTTAAAGAAATGGACTAAGCAAGATTGGCGAACTAAAAGTGGCAAGCCTAGTGCTAAGACTGGTGAGCGTTATCTACCTGCTAAGGCTATTAAGTCTCTTAGCAGCAGTGAGTATGCAGCTACAACCAGAGCTAAACGACAAGGCACGAAGGCAGGTAAGCAGCATGTGGCTCAACCTAAAGGCATTGCAAAGAAGACCGCTAGATTCAGGAGAACTTAAATGACAGTAGCTATGGAACGTATCTTAGCTTGGAAGATTATGCCACGTCTTATGATGTTGGTTATGACCGTTATGTACATTCGTTGTATTGAATGGGCATTAACACAGCCTGACTTGAGTACTCAACAGAGTGCTCTTATTAGTGTTGTTACTGGTGCTATGACGGGTGCTTTTGCTGTATGGTTAAATAACGAAAAATGATTGGTCAGATCTTAGGAGCAGTAGGTGGACTAGCAACTACATACCTTGATGGTAAAGTAGCTGTACAGAAAGCTAATGCTGAGATTAAAGTAAAGCAAGCTACTGGTGAAATAGACTGGGATCTTGCTGCTATACAAGCTACACAGAATAGCTGGAAAGATGAGTGGATTACTCTACTTTTTTCTATTCCGTTAATTTTAGCGTTCTGTGGAGATTGGGGTAATAACATTGTGCAAGCGGGTTTTGCTGCACTAGAAACTATGCCAGCGTGGTATCAGTATAGCCTTGGCGGTATTGTAAGTGCCAGCATCGGTATTCGTTCTGTAAGTAAATTCTTTGGGAAAAAGTAATGGCATTTAAATTAAGCAGTAGAAGTTTAAAGAAACTAGAAGGTGTAGATGAAGGTATTGTATCAGTAGTTAAAGATGCTATTGGTATTACTAAAGTAGACTTTGGTGTTACCTTTGGGCTACGTACACTAGAAGAACAAAAGAAACTGTACGAATCTGGTAGATCACAGACTATGAAGTCTAAGCATCTTGAAGGTCGTGCTGTAGATCTAGTTGCATACTTTGGTTCTGACATTTCTTGGGAACTCAATGTCTATGATGACATCTGTGATGCTATGGCTGAAGCCGCTAGAAAAAATGATGTAGCAATTAAATGGGGTGCTGCATGGAGTGAAGGAGACATTCGGCAGTATGCAGGTACTGCAGAAGATGCAATGAATGCATATGTAGATCTCCGTAGGTCACAATCCCGTAGACCATTTATTGATGCCCCACATTTTGAGATGATGTAATGGCTAGAGAATTAACAGAACGCCAACAAAAGTTTCTTGCGGTCCTTATGGATGAGGCAGGTGGCGATGTTACTATGGCTAAGAAACTTGCTGGGTACTCTGAAAATACTTCTAACACTGAGATTACAAATAGTCTTAAAGAAGAAATTATTGACGTAACACATAGCTACTTAGCACGTAATGTACCCAAAGCTGCAATGGCTATGGTTAGTGCGCTATACGATCCTACTGAGCTAGGTATTCGTGATAAGATGACAGCAGCTAAAGAGCTACTTGATCGTACTGGTTTAGTTAAAACTGAGAAGATGCAAGTAGAAGCTAAGGGTGGTGTAATGCTTATGCCAGCCAAGCAAACACAGGATGACGATGACTAAGCCATTAGGACAATGGAAACTACCACAACCGACAGACCTACAAGAAGATAACGAATGGGTTCCTATTCCACGTGTAGCACGTACCGTACCCTTTGGATATGAAATAGATCCAGATGATAATGGAATCCTCTTGCCAATTGAACACGAACTTGATATGCTTGTAAAAGCCAAGAAGTACTTAAAGCAGTACTCTTATCGTGAGGTAGCCAACTGGCTGACTAGAAACACTGGCAGAACTATATCTCATGTAGGATTAAAGAAACGGTTAGATAATGAGCGACGAAGAAAAAACAAAGCTGGAAGCCTACGCAGATGGGCAGACTATGCGAAAAAGGCAATCGCCAAAGCGGAAGAACTTGAAAACAACCGCATCGGGGCGAAAGAGCAAGAAAACCAAGAAACAAACGCAGCCTGAACCAGCAAAGATAATAGTGGATGACCTTGCTCCCGTAGAAGAGCAGCATAACATTATCTTCAAACCTAATGCTGGACCGCAGACAAACTTTCTAGCAGCAGGTGAGCGTGAGGTTCTATACGGTGGCTCTGCAGGTGGGGGTAAGTCATACGCTATGTTGGCTGACCCATTACGGTTTATGGGCCATCCAGCCTTCTCAGGATTGCTCCTACGGCATACTACAGAAGAACTAAGAGAACTTATCTTTAAGTCACAGGAAATGTATCCTAAGATCTGGCCCGGTATTAAGTGGTCTGAACGTAAGATGCAATGGACTGCACCATCGGGTGCCAGACTGTGGATGTCTTACTTAGATAAAGAAGATGACGTATTACGCTATCAAGGTTTGGCATTTAGTTGGATAGGCTTTGACGAACTTACCCAGTGGCCTACTCCTTTTGCTTGGAACTACATGAGGAGTCGCTTGAGATCTACAGCAAATGATTTGCCTGTGTATATGAGAGCTACTACTAACCCCGGAGGTAGAGGCCATCATTGGGTTAAAAAAATGTTTATTGATCCTGCTCCGCATAATAGAGCGTTTGATGCAACAGACATTGAAACAACTGAAGTATTACGTTATCCTGCTGGACACGAGAAAGCTGGTAAACCTTTATTCAAACGTAGGTTTATACCTGCCCGTCTTTCCGATAATCCTTACTTAGCTGCACAAGGTGACTACGAGGCAATGCTTCTGTCTTTACCTGAACAACAACGTAGGCAATTACTAGATGGTGATTGGGATATTAAAGAGGGTGCAGCCTTTACAGAGTTCGACAGAAACATACATGTAGTTGAACCCTTTCGTATACCAAGTAACTGGGTAAAGTTTAGAGCATGTGATTATGGATACGGAAGTAAATCAGGAGTAGTTTGGTTTGCGGTATCTCCTAATGAACAATTAATTGTATACAGAGAATTATACGTAGGTAAAGTACTAGCTGCAGACTTAGCAGATATGGTATTGGATTTAGAGGCTGAAGATGGAAATATTAAGTATGGCGTTCTTGATAGTTCTTTATGGCACAAGCGTGGTGATACTGGCCCATCATTGGCTGAACAAATGATTCAACGTGGATGTCGATGGCGTCCATCTGATAGATCTAAAGGCTCACGTGTAGCTGGTAAGAATGAAATACATAGGCGGCTACAGGTAGATGAATTTACGGAAGAGCCTCGTATGGTCTTTTTTAATAGTTGTACTAATATGGTTGCTCAACTACCAGCCTTGCCCATCGACAAAAGAAACCCAGAAGATATTGACACTACCTCCGAAGATCACTTGTACGATGCTTTGCGATATGGTATCATGTCCAGACCACGGTTTAGTATATTTGACTACGATCCAAATGGAAGGCCACAGGGTGGTATGCGAGTAGCAGATGCTACCTTTGGTTATTAAGGAAAAATAAATGGCAGAAGAAAACGAAGGTTTTATTGAAGACGATGCTATCATACTAGCAGATAGTGACGATTCAACTATTGACGATGCAGATACTTCTAAAATAATTCCATTTATTATGGAAAAATATAATCGTGCAGATGACTACAGACAACAGGATGAAGATCGTTGGTTACAAGCCTATAGAAACTACAGAGGTTTGTACGGTCCAGATGTACAATTTACTGAAGCAGAAAAGTCTAGAGTATTTATTAAAGTAACTAAAACTAAAACGTTGGCTGCTTACGGCCAGATCGTTGACGTATTATTTGCTAGTCAAAAGTTTCCTCTTACTGTAGACCCTACAGAATTACCAGACGGTGTAGTTGCCGATGTAAACTTTGATCCTAAAGAACCAGAACAATTAAAACAATCTGGTATGGATGACCCAGTAAGTCCCTATGGTTTTGCAGGTGATGGCATGGAGCTTCCCGCAGGTGCTACTGTTAAAACTCTTTCTGATAGTTTAGGACCATTAAAAAATAAACTACAAGATATTGACGGTGTGCGTGAAGGTGTAGGTAAAACTCCTACAGCAATTACTTTTAGTCCTGCAATGATTGCGGCTAAAATGATGCAAAAGAAAATACACGATCAACTAGAGGAGTCTAGTGCCAGTAAACATTTACGTAGTACTGCATTTGAAATGGCATTATTTGGTACGGGTATTATGAAAGGCCCGTTTGCTGTAGATAAAGAGTATCCTAACTGGGGTGAAGATGGAGAATACTCTCCCTCAATAAAAACAATACCTCAAGTATCGCATGTATCTGTATGGAATTTTTACCCAGATCCAGACGCAAACAATATGGAAGAAGCTCAGTTTGTTATTGAGCGTCATAAAATGTCACGTACTCAACTACGTAACTTAAAACGCAGACCACACTTCCGTTCTAATGTAATTGAAGAAGCAGTACAGCTTGGAGAAAACTATAATAAAGAATCGTGGGAAGATGATTTAGCTGACTATGCACCAGAGCATGGCGTAGAGCGTTATGAAGTTCTTGAATATTGGGGTATGGTAGATACCGATATGTTAGAAGAACAGGGTGTAGACATTCCAGAAGAATTAACAGAAGTAGAAGAGCTACAAGCTAACGTCTGGATTTGTAACGGTAAACTACTTCGCATGGTACTTAACCCATTTAAACCAGCTAAGATTCCTTACATGGCTGCACCATATGAGCTTAACCCTTACTCATTCTTTGGTGTAGGTATTGCAGAAAATATGGATGACACACAAACATTAATGAATGGCTTTATGCGAATGGCTGTTGACAATGCTGTATTATCTGGTAATCTTTTAATTGAGGTTGATGAAACTAACTTAGTGCCGGGTCAAGATCTATCTGTATACCCCGGCAAAGTATTTAGACGCCAAGGTGGAGCACCGGGGCAAGCTATCTTTGGCACAAAGTTTCCTAATGTTGCTGCAGAAAACTTACAATTATTTGATAAAGCAAGGGTACTAGCAGATGAGTCAACTGGATTTCCATCTTTCGCTCATGGTCAAACAGGGGTCAGTGGTGTGGGTCGTACTGCTTCTGGCATTTCTATGCTTATGGGTGCCGCACAAGGCGGTATAAAGAATGTAATTAAAAACGTAGACGATTACTTACTACGTCCACTAGGCGAAGGTCTATTTAGATTTAATATGCAGTTTGACTTTGATCCAACAATCAAAGGTGATCTAGAGGTTAAGGCACGTGGTACTGAAAGTCTTATGGCTAACGAGGTACGCAGTCAACGCCTTATGCAGTTTATGCAAATATCGTCTAGTCCTGCGCTTGCACCTTTTGCTAAGTTTCAGTACATTATTCGTGAAATTGCAAAGTCTTTAGAGTTAGATCCAGATAAAGTAACTAACAATATGGATGAAGCGGCTATTCAAGCAGAGCTAATGAAAGGCTTTCAACAAGAGCAGCCAGCACCAGCAGGTGCTAATCCAGCAGATCCAACGGGTGCAGGTGGCGGTACAATAGGTACAGGCCAAGCACCAACCCCTCAAGAACAAGGATTCAGTGGCAATGAACAAGGAGCACCTCAACAAGCTCAAGGGGCTGGTCAACAACCACCAGCAGTGGGAACAGTTCAGTAATTACTTAGACGAATTAATAGCACAGCAGCATCGTTCTATGGAACAAACAGATAATGATAAAGTTATGTATAGGTCACAGGGCGCTATATATCAGTTACGTAGATTAAAATTACTTAGAGATGAAGTATTAAAGCATGACGGATAAAGTAGGTACTAAAACAGGCAAACAAACACAGGCAGGTAGAGATGTATATGTAACTCCTGAAGGTGAGAATGTGTCTGAAAAATCTACTACATTTAAGTACAAAGGTAAATGGATAAACGTACCTAGTATACATAATGGACGTAGATACGATGATGATACGTTAAAAATTATGCTAGAAGCTGAAATTATTGAACCTACTAGTTCTCACAAAAATAGAGAAGATGCAGAAAAAGCTGCAAAAGCACGTAGCGATAATTTAAAATTTAACAAAGGTGGAACCCCAATGAAAGATCAAATGGAACTTTTTGAAGATGGCGGTCTTAAAGATGAGGGCGGCATGGTAGATGAAGAATCTGGTAATGAAGTTCCTGTTGGTGGAACACGTAAAGGTGTTCGTGATGATGTACCTGCTATGGTAAGCGAAGGTGAGTTTGTATTTCCTGAAGATGTTACAAGATACATTGGACTAGACAAGTTAATGCAAATGCGTCAAAGTGCTAAAATGGGATTAAAACGTATGGAAGCTATGGGTCAAATGGGAAATAGTGATGAAGCTACTATGCCTGATGATATGCCTTTTGGTGTAGCCGATCTTGTTATTGTTTCTGATGATACAGGAGAAGAGTTAGAAATGCAGGAAGGTGGTTTTGTAACATCTACATCTTCTTACAGAACTGCTCCACAACAGCCTGTGTATACTACACCGCCTACTAGCCCGACGGCACCACCAGCTACCGTTTCTACTACACGTAGATTAACTCCTGAATTAGAACGCCCAGCAAAAAGCTCTATTGATTTTAAAAAGTTAATGGGTGAAGCAAGCATTGAATACGTAGAATACAGGAATGAAGCTGGCAATAATATGATGATACCTCATATTGGCGGCGTTCCTATGTTTCCTATTCCTGAAGGGTACACACGTTATGAAGCATCTAATGAAGACTCTGTAGAAAATTCAGATACAGAAGAAGCTGAAGTCGTAAAAGAAACTAATAAAATTAGTAAAGATAGACCTGATAGAGATATTGCAGCAGAAATACAAGCAGAGTTTGATAAAGCTCCTCCCCCTATAAATTGGGGTACTTTAGATACAGATGAACTTATTAGTCAGACAGATGGTATAACAGGCATGGCTAGTAACATTGCTACTGCTGGTATGTTTTTGTTAGGGCCATTAGCGCCTTTAGGATTGGCTGCTATTAATCAACAAAATAGAGATGCTCTTGCCGCCATAACTGCACGAATAGCAGAAGGTAACTTATCTCCAGAAGACCTTGCGAAACTAACTGAACAACAAGGAATATTAGAAAAGAAATTAGGCACAGTAGGGTCTAGCATTATATCTAATATTGTAGACGGTATTTCAACTGCATTAGGTTTGTCGGAAACTATTACAGAAACAGCTAAGGCAAAAGTTGCAGAAAGCACTTCAGGTGTGCCTGCATCAGAAATACCTGAAGCTTCACCTAAACAAGTACAACCTGCAGAAACTGCTCCTACACCTGAAGAAATGTTAATGCAACAACCTGTTAAAGTTGCTTCTGCGCAAACAGGAGATCCAGAAGTTTTTTCCTATAGTCCTTCTGTAGTTGATATGAAAAGGCCAGATGTTCCGATAACTTTAGGTGGAGGAGATCCTGCATCTCCATCAACTACTTTTGCTACCACGCCTATAGCTCCTTCTGTTACAGGCGGCTATGATGAACAGCCTACTGTACAGGGAACCACATTACAGGGTATGGAAGAAGCACCTATTGTTTATGGAGAAAGCTCTCCTACAGCAGCTAAAGTAGAAGTTACACCATACGAAGGTTCTGTGCAACAAACAGCCGCAAATAACGCCGCTGAACAAATGCGTAGAATGACGGAAGAAAGACAGCAGCAACGTTTACAAGTTATAGATCCTGAGTTTACCGCAGGTCTTACTGCTAAACCTTATAGTGATCCTATGTATCAAGAAGCTGGTAGAGGTTATACTCCCCCACCGGCAATGAGTTATGATGAAGGTCCAGTAACGTATACACCCCCTCCAACTGTAGAGCAGCAAATGGGTACGGCTATACCTTCTTATGATGAAGCAGGATTAAATGTTGATCCTCGTAGACAACAAGGGCCAAAACAAGCTGAAGTTTTCCAAACACAAGAAGCTGAACGTATGGAAATTGAACGTCAACAAACATTAGCTGACACACAAAAACGTTTAGAAGAAAATAAAGAATTATTTGCGGATGCTGAAAAACGATTAGCAGAACAACTAGTAGTGTCTGCATCAGATATAAAAAATGCTAATGACGCTGCTGAAGCAAGATACAACAATGATATTGCTGCCATTCGTTCAGAACACACAAAACGAATAGATGATCTTATGAAAATAGGTATTCTAGACAGGGCTGCTGCAGAACGTAAAGCTTTAGAATTAGCAAAGGCTGAAGAAGAAGAAGCTAAAAGAAAGATGGAAGCAGAAAGAAAACGAATTGCAGACGCCAAAGCTAAAAGTGATGCCGAAGCAAAGAGAAGAGAAGAAGAAGATAAACGATATAAAGCATCTCTTGCTGCAACAGGTACAGCGACTAGAACAGGAAGTGCTGCACCTTTAACGTCTATTAGACCTCCATCTAAACCTACTGCACCTGCTAAACCAAGCACACCAGAAGCCAGTAATAATAAGTCTACACGTTTAGATTCAAGCAATCCTAATACTAATAAAAATATAGACGCACATTTATCTAGTACTGAAAAAGCGTCCTTGGCAGCTAATCCTAGTTTAGCGGCACACTATACGGCTACAGCAAACAGACGTGCTAACGAAGCCGCTAGTGGCGATACGTCTAATACAGATTCTGCAAATGAAGCCGCCGACTCTAGTGGTGGTGATTGTTGTTTTATCATGTTAGAAGCTCGTTACGGTAATGGTACTATGGATATGGTAGTACGTAAATATCGTGATGAATATATGACGGATCGTAACCGCAGAGGTTACTACAAAGTTGCAGAAGTGTTTGTGCCTCTTATGCGAAAGTATCCAGTATTTAAATGGTTTATTACAAAAATATTTGCAGATCCGCTTGTTTCCTACGGTAAATATCATTATAATGAAAAAAAGATTGGCGTTATATTTACTCCCGTTAAAAACTTTTGGATGAAACTGTTTGATGTAGTGGGAGGAAATACTAAGTTTATTCGTGAGAATGGCGAGACTATATAGGAATATAATATGGAATTTACACAATACACTGAACTTGTAGCTAAACGTTTTAATGGCTTACAAGAAGATGATAAAGATATTATCCGTAGTTTAATGGGTACATCACAAGGTCGTGTACTTGGTAAAGTACTTGGCCCAGAAATAATGACTAATGTTAATTTAGGTAAAGCTAAAAAACCAGTTGTTAAAAAACGTGGACTAGCAACACGTTAAATTGCTAGATACGCTGGCTACTCATCCCCCATCCAACATGGCTACGGTGGCCCCAGTAAGGAAAATATAATGGCTAATGATATTATGGCAGAAGAAATGCAAACAGAAAAGAAAGTTGCATTTGCTAATCGTAAATATAATAATGAAGACAAACGTAAAAAAGAAGAAGAAGAATTAGAACAACTTATTGCAGAACAAAAAGGTGAAGCGGTAGAAGTTGTTCAAGAGTCTGAGCCTACTGGTGCAGAAGAAAAAAGTTTTAAAAAACGTTACGGCGATCTTCGTAGGCACATGCAAGATAAAGAAAAGTCTTGGGAAGATAAGTTTAAACAGCTTGAAGGTCAGTTAAAAGAAGTAACACAAAAAGAAATTAAATTGCCTAAGTCGGATGAGGACATTGAGGCATGGGCAAATAAATATCCAGACGTAGCAGCTATTGTAGAAACTATTGCAATTAAAAAAGCACGTGAACAGTCTGCAGGTTTAGAAGATCGTGTAAAAGAAATTGATGAGATGAGAGCTACAGCATCTCGTGAAAAAGCAGAAGCTGAATTAATGCGAGCACACCCAGACTTTGGTGAAATTCGTGACAGTGACGAGTTCCATGAGTGGGCTGACGAACAACCTAAGTGGGTACAAGATGCACTGTATGAGAATGACAGTGACGCTCGTTCAGCAAGTCGTGCAATTGATCTGTATAAAGCAGACAAAAACATTAAAACAAAAAAACCTGCAAGCACTAAAGATGCTGCACGTTCTGTAAACAGTCGTAATAATCGTAGCCAACCTGAAGAATATGATTCATCTACAACATTTAAAGAATCACAAGTAGCTAAGATGTCACCTCAACAATACGAAAAAGCATCTGACCAAATTATGGAAGCTATTCGTACAGGTAAATTTGTTTACGATATGTCTGGTTCTGCCAGATAAAGCTATTGACATATAATATATTTATGATATAACTATATGTACAATCGGTAGTATGGCCCTGTTAGGTATTAACTACAGTTACCCGTACTACCAATTAACTAAACTATCCGCAAACAACAATACACGCTTTCGGACAACCTAATGTCTCATGGCCCGTTTTGCTAGAAGGTAGGCCAACTTTCTAATAAACGCACCCTAGTAGAATTAGCCTCTGTATAAGTCATTAGTCGTTTGCATCTGTGATTTAATGCTAGGAGAAAATAAAATGGCATTTACATCCGCTGCTGGACATGGCAATTTACCCAATGGTAATTTCTCACCAGTAATTTATAGCAAACAGGTGCAACTTGCTTTCCGCAAAGCATCAATCTGTGAAGCTATTACTAACTCCGATTATTTTGGAGAAATCGCTGCAATGGGCGACTCAGTTAAAATTATCAAAGAACCTGAGATCACCGTTAAAGCATATGAGCGTGGCACAACCATTACACCACAAGATCTTGATGACGAAGATTTCTCATTGACAATCGACAAAGCCAATTATTTTGCTTTCAAGGTTGACGATATTGAGGAAGCCCATTCCCACGTTAATTTTCAAAGTCTTGCAAGTGATCGTGCTGCGTATCGTTTGTCAGATCAGTTCGACCAAGATGTACTTGGTTACTTAACTGGTTTTAAACAATCAGCTATTCATGGTACACCTGACACAGTTAACACAACTGTTAATGGTACTGTGGCTGTTTCAACTGCAGGTACAGATGAACTGTTGTCTTCAATGAAACTTGACGCAGCAGCCTTCGGTGGTTCTGCGGGTGATGCGCTTGCCCTTCAGCCACGTGCTGGTGGTGCAACTGACACTACTCCTGCTGTTGGTGATACTTTCCCATTAACTGTTATTGCACGTATGTCACGTTTGTTGGATCAACAAAATGTGGATACTCAAGGCCGTTGGTTGGTAGTAGATCCAGTATTTATGGAACTTCTGAAAGACGAAGACTCACGTTTGTTTAACGCCGACTTCGGTGGTTCAGGCTTGGCTAATGGTCAAATCGGAATGAACATTCATGGTTTCCGTGTTTATCAATCAAACAACTTACCAGCCGTTGGTACAGGTCCGTCCTTTACAGGTACGAACTCTGCTGTCAACTACGGTATGATTGTTGCTGGTCACGATTCAGCCGTTGCAACTGCAGAGCAGATCAACAAGACTGAAACATATCGTGATCCAGATTCATTCGCTGACATTGTTCGTGGAATGCATCTATATGGTCGCAAGATCCTTCGTCCAGAAGCTCTTGTGAACGCTAAGTATCACTTGGCATAAGAGGAGAACTAGACAATGGCTACTATTACTGCACAACTAGCTCCTGCACATGGAGCTTCTTCACGTGGGCGTCAGCCTTACATGGTAGAGCAAACAATCGACCTAACGGCAAATAGCATTGCACCTGCTGATGTAGTACAAGCTATCACTGTTCCTGCAAATACTAAAATTATTGCTGCAGGTATTCAAGTGACAGCTTCCGCTACTATGAATACAGGTACAGATGCTACTGCTATCTTGGGTACAGCCGTAGACGATAATGAGTACGTGGCTGCTTTTGATATTGATGGTGCTGCAGATGGAGCGTATGCTCCTTCCGCTGCTGTATCGGGTGATGTTGTCATTACTTCTGCAGATACACTTGACGTAACACTTGCAGGTTCTGGCGCATCATTTTCTGCAGGTACACTACGTGTATACGCTGTAATGATGGACGTTAGCGCACTAGGCGAGATGTCTGCTGACGAAGTAGGTCGTGACGCACTTGCGTAACTAAATAATTAAGGGGCTGCTTTCGGGTGGCCCTTTAACTACATAAGGATTTTAAAATGCGTAAGAAAAAAGGATATGCTTTAGGTGGTGTTACTACACCTGAACAAGAAGATAGTAAATACCGTCCTTCTGCTAATCGTGCACCTCAAGGCATGATGTCCTCACGAGGCACTGCTTCAGCTATGGGTTTATATGATGGTGGCGTAGTAGTTAAAAAGAATTACTGTAATCCTGTAAAAATTGTAGATAATCGTAAAAAATAATGGCAGGTATTAACTTCAGGACAGCCAGCAAGTTTGCTGCAGTTACAGGTAACTCTGCTAGTAGTACTAGCAATCCTAATAATGCTACGGTGTTATTTACTTGTCCTGAAAGTCACGAAGCTGAAATAGTTTTTCTTATGATAGCTAATGAAGATAGCTCTACATCTAACATAGGAATACAAGTATACCATGCAGATGACAACACGTACCATATGCTAGTAGGTGAAGAGTCTATAGCAGGTAATAACCATACACAGTTTATTGGTGGTGGGCCTTTGTTTTTACATGCAGGTGATAAGGTCTTAATATTTAGACACACTTCTTCACACAACTTTGATGCTACACTTTCTGCTAGATTATATTTTACACCTGCTAAAAGGTTATAACAATGAGTACTTTTCTTAGTCTAACTAACGAACTTTTACGTCGATTGAATGAAGTTCAAATTGACCAAGCAGACTTTGCTAACGTTAAAAACGTTCAAGCATTGGCTAAAGATTCTATTAACTCATCTATTCGTCAGATGCTTCAGGATGCTCAAGAGTGGCCTTTTACTTTAGTAACATATGAGCAGACACTAGTTGCTGGAACTAATACATATGACTTTCCTGCTGACTACTCTAAAGCAGACTGGGATACATTTTATATTAAACAACTTACTTCAGAAAACAACACACCTAAAAAATTAAAATTAATTACATATGATCAATACTTATCTAAGTTTAGAAGTGTAGAAGATTTAGGTGGAAATAATGGTAGATCTGATCCTGACTATGTTTACTTAACACAAGATACAAAATTTGGAGTTACGCCTATACCAAATGCAGCGTATGTTATAGAGTATAGATATTGGAAGTATCCAGCGGATCTCACAGCTTACGATGATACAGCAATTATACCTGATAGATTTAAACATGTTGTTATTGATGGTGCTATGATGTATATGATGTTGTTTAGATCTAACGAACAAAGTGCATCTATGCACAGTAAAAAGTTTGAAGACGGTATTAAGATGATGCGTAGATTAGTTGTAGATCAACATATCAATGTTATATCTACAGTAATACAAAGGTCTAATTATACCGCAAATGTTGATAACTTTTAAGTATGGCTGACGCTTTACAAACATATGTCTCTGTTTGTGCAGGGGGTCTTGTTACTAACGTTGACCCACTTACTCAAAGTAACTCTTTGTCAGGCAGCGCAGTACGTCTAATTAACATGGAGCCATCTTTAGAAGGTGGTTACAGACGCATAAGCGGTTACGCAAACTCTTATGGTACACTTCCCGGTACTGGTAAAGTTTTAGGTCTTAATGTAAACGGTGAAATAAATCAAGGAATACTTGGTTGTAGAAAACCGTCCTCTGGAAATAACTACTTACATTGGTATAACCACTACTACGATGTAGCACTAGGATCAGGGCAAGGCTCTGGTTTTTCTGTAGGTGAAACTCTTACAGGTGTAGTTAGTTCAGGAGATGCAACTACAGTAGCAGCAACAGGTACTGTAATATCTAAAACTTCTGATGCTCTTGTAGTAGACTTTGGTAAATTGCCTAGTAATATTTTTGCTACAGGTAATGTTATTACAGGCGGTACATCTACTGCAACAGGTACAGTAGCAAGTACACCTACAGTCAAAGGTTGGCAAGCAGTATCATCTGCAGGTAGTCCTACCATGACAGGGGTTGACGTTGTAAGGTTTGAACGTTATAATTGGACTGAAGAAGTCCTGCTACTAACAGACGGTATTAATCCTGCTGCCAAATATAACGGTACTACATACACACAGATTACACATACTAATGCTCCAAACAATCCACAATTTGCTAGTGCCTTTGCAAATCACTTATGGTTAGCTGGAGATCCTGACGAACCATTTAATATTTACTTTTCATC